ATAATAGGAGATTAAAATGGCAATTTTAGGCGTAGATGATTTTAAATCAAAACTCGTAGGAGGTGGCGCACGTTCCAACATGTTCAAAGTAACATGTAATTTCCCTTCATATGCTCAAGGTGACGTTGAACTATCTTCATTCATGATCAAAGGTGCTCAGTTTCCTTCATCAGTTGTAGCTCCTATCCCTGTATTATTCAGAGGTAGACAACTACAAATTGCTGGAGACAGAACGTTTGAACCAGTTTCATTAACAGTTATTAATGACACTGGATTCGAAGTAAGAAACGCTTTTGAAAGATGGATGAATGGTATTAACGAGCACAACAATAATAGCGGTATTAGTAATCCAACAGATTACATGGCTGACATGATTGTTGAGCAGTTGAATAAACAAGGTGAAGTTACTAAGACTTATGATCTTAGAGGCGTTTTCCCAACTAACTTATCAACTATTGAACTTTCATATGATAATGAAAATCAGATTGAAGAATTCACAGTTGAAATGCAAGTACAATATTGGGAATCAAATACCACTTCTTAAAAGGTATATAAATAATATTAAAGGGGGAGGAAACTCCCCCAATAATATATGAGGAATTAAATATGGCAGAATTTTTTGGTTTCGAAATAAAGAGGGCTGGTCAAGAGAAGCAGCTACCTTCCTTTGTTCCGAATACAGATGAAGATGGCGTTGGTGTAATATCTGCTGGCGGGCACTTTGGTCAATATATCGATATTGATGGTGATAGTGCAAAGGATGAGAAAGATCTTATTCTTAAATATCGTGATATTGCTACTCAGCCAGAATGTGATGCTGCAGTTGAAGACATTATTAATGAAGCAATTGTTGGTGATAATAAATCAGCACCAGTTGAAATAGTTTTAGATACAGTTGAAGCTTCTCCTAAAATTAAAACTGCAATAAAGACAGAGTTCGAAAATATTGTAAGTTTATTAGGATTTAAAGCTTATGCACATGATATTTTTAGAAAATGGTATATTGATGGAAGATTACCATATCATATCATAATTGATACAGCAAATCCACAGAAGGGGATTAAAGAATTAAGATATATCGATCCAACACAACTAAGAAAAGTTAAAGAGATCGAGGAAGATAAAGATCCGAAAACTGGAGCTACCATTATCAAAAAAGTAGATGAATGGTTTGTTTTTCAGAAGAAGGATGGAGCAGGAGAAGGACTAAAAATTCATCCTGACGCAATTGCATATTGTACATCAGGGGCTTTGGACCCTACTAGAAAGAGAATTCTTTCATATATGCATAAGGCTATTAAGCCAACAAATCAGTTAAGAATGATGGAGGATGCTCTTGTTATTTACAGAATATCTAGGGCACCTGAAAGAAGAATATTTTACATTGATGTAGGTAATTTACCTAAAGGTAAAGCAGAAGAATATCTAAAGAATATTATGAATCAATATCGTAATAAATTGGTTTATGATGCAAAAACTGGCGATATTAAAGATGATAAAAAACATATGTCAATGTTGGAAGACTTTTTCCTACCTAGAAGAGAGGGAGGAAGAGGAACAGAAATATCTACATTACCAGGTGGTGAAAATCTTGGTCAAATAGAAGATATTTTATATTTCCAAAAGAAATTATACAGAGCATTAAATGTTCCAGTAAATAGATTAGAACAAGAATCTGGATTTAATTTAGGAAGAGCTACTGAAATATCAAGAGACGAAGTTAAATTTAAAAAGTTTATTGATAGATTAAGAGGCAGATTTAGTGATTTATTCATACAGCTGTTAAAAACTCAGCTGATGCTAAAGGGTATTATTACTAAAGAAGATTGGAAAGAGTTTAAAGAGAATATAGCTTTTGATTATCTTGAAGATAACTACTTCTCAGAATTAAAAGAATCAGAGATTACTAGAGAGCGTTTTGAAATGTTATCAACTATGGATGAATACGTTGGTAAATATATCTCAAATGAATGGGTTAGAAAGAATATTCTAAGACAAAGCGATGATGATATAGCTGAGATCAAAAAACAGATCGAAGCTGAGAAAAAGTCAGGAGAAATTGACTCCGGAGACGATGTTGACTTTTAATTTTTTATAAATATATACGAGGAAAAATAAATGAGTGTTGAAAATCTAATTAATAATGTTAAAAACGGTGAAAATGTAAAAGCTCAAAAAGACTTTGATAGTCTTATGGCTCACAAAATAACCGATGCTTTAGATGC